CAGAGCATCAGAAGAGAAAGGTGTATGAAATCTCAGATAAAAAAGTTAACTAAAGAAGAGATAGGGTACAAAACCACAGACAAAATACGTCAGATGTGGTTACTCAATCCACATGACCATCATCTTTTGTATGTAAGAGATGATGGTTCTTTTTATGGGTTCACCCATATGAAGGGAGAAGATCCAGAGGAGTGGTTTTGGGAAGCACATGGCATACAAACTGAGTTATTCCCACCAGAACCACCCAAGTCTAATCCACCAACAGAAGAGCAGATTGCACGTGCTCCACATCTCAATCAGTTAGAGAAATACTATGGTAAGGGTTGGAAACCTGAACCAGTTGAAGGGTTGGGAGATCACTACTAATGTTTGTTGTACCAGAATACACTTGCAAACATCCTATATTTCCTCATCACAATACTGTTGACCTAATGTATGATGCTATAAACAATGGATGTGAGAGAAAGGATTGGTATGTGTACCTTGATTTCATTAGTGAAAACCAATATGATTTTGGAGGAGGTTGACTGTTTGAGTTTTTATTGGTAAAATGTTATTAGGAATTATTATGTTATGACTGTAAAACTTGCTATTTTGAAATCAGGAGAGGATGTAGTTGCTGATATAAAAGAGATGGTGGTAGGAGAAGGTGATGATGCTAGGGTGGTTGGATATGTTCTGAATAAACCATGTGGAGTCAGTTTAAATAGTAAAAACATAAAGGTTGATGATGAAAGGGATACTTATCAACTCAAGTTGTTTCCTTGGTGTCCTTTAAGTAAGAATACCAAGATCCCAATTACAGCTGATTGGGTAGTTACTATAGTTGATCCAATTGATAAAATTACACAAATGTACACTAAAGAGGTATTAGAAGATGCAAGTGAAAATTCTAGTTCTGACCAGCAATCAGAATCTAATCAGTCAGATTGAGGAGGTTGCTCCTCTTGACATAGGAGATCCAAACTGCAAGTTGATTGAACCATTCATATTAAATGATGATGGCACTCTTTCTCCTTGGTTAATTGATGTTACTAATGACAATGAATTTATGATTTGTTCTGATAAAATATTAACATTAGTTGAAGCTAAACCTACATTATTAGAGAAATACCAAGACTTGATTAAATGAGATTTTACACTAATGTGCAATTGATTGGGAACAAGTTCCTAGTTCGTGGTTATGATAATGGTGAGCATGTTCAATTTAGGGATGATTACAGACCTACTTTATTTGTCCCTACAAAAAAAGAATCAAAATATAAAACCTTAGAAGGTGAACCTGTTGCCAGTATTCAACCTGGTTTTGTTAGAGATTGTAGAGAGTATTATAAGAAGTATCAAGATGTAGACAACTTTAAGATATATGGAAATGATAGATATGTGTCACAATACATATCTGATATGTATCCAGAGGATGAGATTAAGTTTGACATATCTAAGATTAGATTGGTAACTCTTGATATTGAGGTTAAGTCTGAGAATGGTTTCCCTGATCCAGAAACTGCAGATCAGGAAATTTTGTTAATCTCACTGCAGGATTATAATACTAAGCAGATTATAACTTGGGGTGTTAATCCATTTAACAATAAACAGAAGAATGTAAATTATATTGAGTGTCCTAATGAATGGTCACTGCTTCAAAGGTTTATTGATTATTGGAATTCTAATATACCTGATGTGGTAACTGGATGGAACATACAGTATTATGATATCCCATACCTATCCAAGAGATTGAATAGAGTTCTTGGTGAGAAGGAGATGAAGAGATTATCTCCTTGGGGGATGAATACTGAAAATGAGATTTATATTAAGGGTAGGAGGCATCTCTATTATGATGTTGCTGGACTTACTCAATTAGATTACTTAGACTTGTATAAGAAGTTTACCTACAAGGCACAAGAGTCCTATAGATTGGACTACATTGCAAAGGTAGAGTTGGGTCAGCAAAAGTTGGATCACTCTGAGTTTGACACCTTCAAAGATTTCTATACTAATGGGTGGCAAAAGTTTGTAGAATACAATATAATTGACGTAGAACTTGTTGACCGCTTGGAAGACAAGATGAAACTGATTGAACTAGCATTGACTATGGCATATGATGCCAAGGTTAATTTTGCAGATGTGTTCTTTCAGGTTAGAATGTGGGACACTATCATTTACAATTATTTGAAGAAGAGGGATATTGTTATTCCTCCTAAAGATAGGTCTGAAAAAAATGACAGATATGCAGGTGCTTATGTCAAGGAACCAATTCCAGGAAAGTATGATTGGGTGGTCAGTTTTGATCTCAATAGTCTGTATCCTCATCTTATTATGCAATATAATATCAGTCCAGAAACCCTCAGGGAGACTAGACATCCCAGTGCGAGCGTTGAAGGGTTCTTAAAACAGGAGGTTGAGATTGATGGAGATTATGCAGTTTGTGCAAATGGAGCGCAATACAGGAAAGATGTGCGTGGATTCTTGCCTGAACTTATGGATAAGATGTACCAAGAGAGGGTCATATTCAAAAAGAGAATGCTCAAGGCTAAGCAGGAATATGAGAATAAACCTTCAAAGGCACTGGAGAAGGAGATTGCTAGGTGTAACAACATACAAATGGCAAAGAAGATATCTCTTAACTCTGCTTATGGTGCTATTGGTAATCAGTACTTCAGGTATTACAAACTTGCCAATGCAGAAGCTATCACTTTGTCTGGACAAGTATCCATACGCTGGATAGAAAATAAAATGAATGAGAAGATCAATAAGATCTTAAAAACAAGTGAGGTTGATTATGTTATTGCTTCAGATACTGATTCCATCTACCTTAATTTGGGTCCTCTGGTTGAGCGTGTATACGAAGGACGAGAGAAAACTAATCAGAATGTTGTTGGGTTCCTTAACAAGGTGTGTGAGAATGAATTTGAGCCTTTTATTGAAGGTGCTTATGAAACGCTGGCCAGGTATCTAAATGCTTATGAGCAGAAGATGTTCATGAAGAGGGAGAACATTGCTGAGAGGGGTATCTGGACTGCTAAGAAGAGATACATCTTGAATGTATGGGATAGTGAAGGTGTCAGGTATGATGAACCCAAACTTAAGATGATGGGTATTGAAGCAGTTAAGTCTTCTACACCTGCCCCATGTAGGAAAATGATTAAGGATGGTCTTAAGATCATGATGAGTGGGACTGAAGAGGATGTAATTAAGTTTATTGATAATGCTAGAAAGGAATTCAAGTCACTTCCTCCAGAAGATATTGCTTTCCCTAGAACAGTATCAGATGTAAAAAAATACAAAGCACACTCTACAATATATGGGAAAGGAACTCCTATACATGCAAGAGGTGCTCTTCTCTTCAATCATTATATAACAGAAAATAAATTGAATAATAAATATTCACTCATTCAAAATGGTGAAAAAATTAAGTTCTGTTATCTAAAAAAACCAAATGTCATTCATGAAAATGTAATATCATTCATTCAGGATTTTCCTAGAGAACTTGGACTTGACAAGTATGTAGATTATGATCTACAATTTGAGAAATCTTTCTTAGAACCACTCAAGATTATTCTTGATGCAATAGGATGGAATGTGGAGAAAACTGTTAATTTGGAATTATTCTTTGGTTGATATGGATTTTTTAAAAGATATTGTAAAGGAGATTGGTAATGACTACACCCAACTCGCATCAGATATTGATGAAACTGAAACATATGTGGACACAGGTTCGTACATTTTTAATGGACTTGTTTCAGGTTCTATATTTGGTGGCGTATCTGGCAACAAGATTACCGCTATTGCTGGTGAAAGTAGTACAGGGAAAACTTTTTTCTCTCTCGCTGTGGTTAAGAATTTCCTTGATTCTAATCCCAATGGGTATTGTCTCTATTTTGATACTGAAGCTGCAGTCAATAAGTCTCTTTTAAAATCAAGAGGTATAGATCTAAATAGAGTGGTAGTTGTGAATGTAGTCACAATTGAAGAGTTTAGATCAAAGGCACTGAAGGCAGTAGATATATATCTTAAGAAAGACACAGATGAGAGAAATCCCTGTTTGTTTGTGTTAGACTCTTTAGGTATGCTTTCTACAGAGAAAGAGATCAGGGATGCCTTAGATGATAAACAAGTCAGGGACATGACCAAATCCCAACTTGTTAAGGGTGCATTCAGAATGCTCACTTTGAAACTTGGTCAAGCAAACATTCCACTAATAGTTACAAACCATACCTATGACGTCATTGGATCTTACATACCTACAAAAGAAATGGGAGGAGGCAGTGGACTCAAGTACGCAGCTAGTACAATCATATATCTTAGCAAGAAAAAAGAGAAGGATGGCAAAGAAGTCATTGGAAACATTATCAAAGCAAAGACGCATAAATCACGTTTGAGTAGAGAGAATAAAACAGTTGAAGTACGTCTATACTATGATGATCGTGGTCTTGATCGTCACTATGGTCTATTGGAACTGGGTGAGATTGGAGGACTCTGGAAAAATGTGGCAGGAAGATATGAGATTGGAGGAAAGAAATTATACGCTAAACAAATACTTTCAGAACCAGAGACCTATTTTACTGATGAAATAATGCAAGCACTTGATGAGATAGCACAAAAGGAATTTAGTTATGGAGAAAATTGAGTTTCTAATTCTTAGAAATCTCATATTTAATGAAGAGTATACTCGCAAAGTAATCCCTTTCATTAAGGATGAATATTTTGAAGAACAGAAACAAAAAATTATATTCCAAGAGATATCATCTTTTATTGAGAAGTATAATAAACTAGCTACTAAAGAAATACTTTCTATTGAAGTAGAAAAACGTAGTGATATCAATGATTCTCTTTTCAAAGAGATAGTAGATATCATTTCATCTTTTGAAGATGAGGTTGGTGAATTACAATGGTTGATAGACTCCACTGAAAAATGGTGTAGAGATCGTGCTATATACTTAGCATTGATGGAATCTATACAGTTAGCAGATGGTAAAGATAGTAGTAAGGATAGAGGTAGTATTCCTACTATTTTGTCTGATGCTCTAGCTGTTTCTTTTGATAATCATATAGGTCATGATTATTTACAGGACTATGAAGAAAGGTTTGAATCATACCATAGGAAGGAAGACCGCATCCCATTTGATCTTGAATATTTTAACAAGATTACGAAAGGGGGTTTACCAAATAAAACTCTCAACATTGCTCTTGCTGGCACAGGTGTTGGAAAGTCTTTATTCATGTGTCATGTGGCTAGCAGTGTCCTCCTCCAAGGAAAAAACGTACTCTACATCACTCTTGAGATGGCAGAGGAGAAGATTGCGGAAAGGATTGATGCTAATCTACTTAATGTCAATATTCAAGACATAACAGATCTACCCAAACCTATGTTTGATACTAAGGTTGAAGATCTTGCTAAGAAAACACAGGGAACTTTGATCATAAAAGAATATCCTACTGCATCTGCACACTCAGGACATTTTAAATCATTGTTGAATGAACTAGCATTGAAGAAATCATTCAGACCTGATATAATATTCATTGATTATTTGAACATATGTGCATCTTCAAGGTATAAAGCAAATGGTAATGTTAACTCGTATTCCTACATTAAAGCGATTGCAGAGGAACTTAGGGGACTGGCTGTGGAAGCGAATCTACCAATTGTCAGTGCTACTCAAACTACTCGTTCTGGTTATGGTTCTAGTGATGTTGAGCTTACTGACACTTCAGAATCCTTTGGACTCCCTGCTACTGCTGATCTTATGTTCGCTCTCATATCTACTGAGGAATTGGAATCCTTAAATCAAATATTAGTTAAGCAATTGAAGAATAGATACAATGATCCTACTGTCAGAAAAAGATTTGTGGTGGGTATTGATAGAGCAAAGATGAGATTGTATGATTGTGAACAAACTGCACAAGAGGATGTAGTTGACAATGGAGATAAAGAGCAGTATAATCATAAGGAAGAAAAAGCAAAAAAATCATTTGATCAATTCAAATTCTAATTATGTCAGTTGATACACAAAAATATCTTCAGTTTGTTGAGGGTGTAACAAGCAATGAAAGTCTACACTATCCAGCACTCATTGCCAGAATGAACAATTTAGAACTAGAGGATGATTGTAATGTTCCTCAGTTATTGACTGCTGCACTTGGGTTGACTGCAGAGTCAGGTGAGTTTACTGAGATAGTTAAGAAGATTTTACTACAAGGTAAACCTTACAATGAAGATAATGTTTTTCATATGAAGAGAGAGTTGGGTGACATCTGTTGGTATATTGCACAAGCATGTATGGCACTAGACACTTCCTTTGATGAGATACTTGTATTGAATGTAGATAAGTTAAAGAAG